TCAAGATTGTACAAGATACTGGTGTTTTTTGTTTTATCGTAAAAGAAGATTTTAAACATTTTAAAAAAGGTGATATATTGAAAGCCGCTGGTTACAATGCACCTGCTTTAAACTCTGCAAGAGGTAATGTTCTTGACGGTAATTATGCAATTCAATGGACTGGTCCATTATACTTAAAATAATAAAAGGAAAACTACACTATGACTATATGGCTCTCAGATAAAGATCAAGCCCAAGCTAAAGAAGCCTTTTCTTCGCTATGGGACATAGCCTCCCGTAAATGGGATAATACATTTGATGACTCATCTGAAGAAAAAATTAAAGAACTTAAATTAGAAATTAATAATCTTCAAGAACAAATTAAAATTTTAAAAGGGGAGGATAAATGATAAACGACCATCTAGTATTAGTATCAGGTAAATCAGCTACAGGTAAAACGGCTAGTTTACGCGGGTTAGATAACCCTGAAGGAGTTATTTATTTAAATTGCGAAAATGGAAAAAAGTTACCATTTAAGGCAAAATTTAAAGAATTTACAGTTACAGATCCTCAGCAAGTATATCAGGCATTTGCTGAAGCAGAATCATCAAAACCAGAAATGAAAGATACTCATACGATAGTAATAGATAGTTTAACCTATCTTATGGACATGTTTGAAAGTACTAAGATTCTTACTGCTACGAACACCATGCAAGCATGGGGAGAATACTATCAGTACATGAGAATATTAATGTCTCAGGTAGTAGCTAAATCTACTAAAAACGTAGTATTTCTAGCTCACACTTCTGACGTTCAAAATGAAGCCGATCTTGTTACTGAAACTAAAGTAATGGTTAAAGGCGCTTTGAAGAACGTAGGTATAGAGAGCTTTTTTACTAACGTTATATCTACAAAAAAGATGTCTCTAGAAAAATTAGATGACGCTAATGCTAAATCTAAATTATTTACCGTTACTCCTGAAGAGAAAGCTTTAGGATTTAAGTATCTATTCCAAACTAGAATAACTAAAGACACAATACATGAACGGATGCGAGCACCCATGGATATGTGGGATACAAAAGAAACCTATATTGATAACAATTTACAAAATGTAATTAATAAACTTAGAAGCTATTATTAATAAAATGGTGGGTGAAGAGCTAGTCCTAGGCGCATGCGCCCTTAAAAGAGTCACAGATACAGTTGCGTAGCTCATGACTCTGCCTATTTTAATCTGAAAGGAAACTATGAGTCACCCAGGCAATGATGAACGTACAGACAATGCACGTGATGAGATTCGTGAAAGAATCACTACAGATGAATCACGAATGACACAAATTAACAGGATGGTACATGTTGCTACCGAGATGGGAATCAGCGTAGTACAAGAGATAGCAACAGAAACCTTGAAAAGAAAACCAGGATGTAGTGTTAAAGAATTTACCAAAATTCTAGATGAATATATAGCTCAACAAAGAGTTGAAGCTAATAAGAATGATAACTTAAGCTAATTTATGAAAGGACAATCGTATGAGTGAATGGAAACTTCCTGATGACGTAGTAGAACCCTCTATTGAAGGATCTGGTGGAGGTAGCTTTCTCTGGGAATCTGGATTATATGACGCCACTATTAAACTGGCATATGTAACCCAAAGTACTGGTGGAGCTTATTGGTTAAATGTTGAACTCGAAAAGAACGGGGGAAACTCCGGAACTATGAGAGATAAGTGGTGCATTAAATCCGGCAACGAGAAAGGTAACAAAACTTTTTACATTAATAAAGAAGGTAAAAAGCAACCTCTGCCAGGATATCAAACTGGTAAATCTCTATGTGTCACTGTAACAGGTGAAGATTTAGATACTAATATGAACAAAGTCGAAAAGAAAGTTATTAAGGTACGTGACTTTGCTCAAGGTAAAGATGTTCCTACTGAACTTCCAGTACTTACAGCATTGCTCAATAAACCTGTTAAAGTTGCAGTCCACCAAATTCTACAGAATAAACGAGTTAGAAGTGGTAACGGACAGTGGGTAGAGACAGCGGACACTAAACCTGTCAACGAATGCAAATTCTTTGGAAATGCCGAGTCGGGTAAGACTGCTGAAGAAATCAAGGCAAACAAAGAAGCTGGCGCATTAGATAGATGGGCTAAGAAGAACACTGGTATAGTTATCGATAAGAGCTCTAAAGCTAAAGGGACTACAAACTCTGCAGCTGATATCATGGGTAATAACTCCTCGCCCACACAAGGCTCTCTATTCGGTAATGCAGAACCCTCGGCTTAATGTTAATCGCAGGCATTGATCCAGGGACTAATGGGGCAATCGCTGTACTGGACTCAGAGAGTCCAGACAGCGTTGCCTTGTTAGACTTAAAAAAGAATAGTATTTGTGACACATGGAATTGGCTACATACAGAAGGACTAGCATTAAAGTCTAGTAAGATCTGGGTAGAAGATGTCCATTCTATGTTTGGTATGTCAGCTAAATCAAATTTTGGATTTGGTAGAAACTTAGGAACTGTTCTAACTATAGCTGAATTACTTACAGGAAAAGATCCTAATACAATTACCCCTAAAATATGGCAGAAATATATAGGCGTAACTGTTAAAGGTAAAGCTATCAAAAAAGAAGTAGCTAAGATAGCTCAAGGATTATATCCGAATGCAGAACTACACGGTAAACGTGGAGGTCTACTAGATGGTAGAGCTGATGCATTAATGATTGCTCACTATGGATTAAAACATACGACCTGTTAGCTGGGACAAGTACACCTGCAGTGTAATAATAGCTAAAATAGCGAACGTTTATACTGTGGATGGGAACGCTATTAACGGAAGCTCTAGCGTGTACTGGTAACTTCCGAGGTCAATTTACAAGAAAAACTAAATGAAGAATAACGTACTAGATACTATTATTAATATTCCGGTTAGTAAACCTACTCCATTATGTCAGTGTGGTACATGGTCTATTGTGTACCCGCCTAATCACACCTATAAAAGGGGGAAAAATGAAGATAGAGATAGACATCGATCTAGAGTCGATAGTCATAGAAGCACTTAAGAAAAAAGAAATACCTATTGGTAATTTATTAATTAAAGACCCAGTTGTTACAGAAGCTGCTCCTTCTAGTAGTAGATCTAAATGGGAATATGGCCGTAAAAATGGCAGAAGACGTACTCCAGAAGAGATGGCTTTACATGACCTAGAAAGAGAGAAAGGTCGTAGGCTTACTCCTGAAGAAAAGGGAGAAACTAAAGCTAAGGTTCAATTAGATGAATCTGCTGAAAATAAAGCTAAAGAAGACGCAATTAAACAAGCTCGTATTAAAGACCTAACTAATGAAGGTGTAGAAGAACCTGCTAAAAAAACAGAGGAAGAGGAACCTGAAATACCAGAAGTTGAACCATTAGATAATATAGATTCATTATTTCATTAAGGATTATTATGAAAGAATTTTGGAATAACACCAAAAGTATATTCTATACTCTTATAACTATTATACTTATAATAGTTGCGTTAGCTGGTTCAGTAGTTTTACTTCCATTTATACTTATAATACTTGGAGGATTCGTAGTATTTTTTATGTATAAAATAGGTAGTTATGATCCAGAAGAAGATGACGATTACCCTAGAAAACGTAATTAATTAAATACTTCCTCAAGAGCTCTTTCTACTAAATCCGCCCCAGTTGGATTATTAGCTTCATCAAATAATTCGTCTAAATACATAACAGTAGGAGAAAAATCCCCACCAAGAAATGAACTATTAACATTACCTAAAGAAGGTATTCCTGTTGAATATTGAAAAGCTCCAGATAGAGCTACCCCGGTAGGATTAGACATTGCTAGTTTACGCGATGCCCTTTGATTACGTAACCAATAAGATAGAAATACAGTTCCACCAATAGCATCCATAGCTTCTAATGCCGGAGCTAAAGCTTCATCAAATAGCACAAATGCGTCTAATGCTTCATGTGCTGCTTCCTCAAACGGTATTCCTCTTACTTGCGTAGCATGCTCAATCATTACATACCTAGCTAAAAAGTCCGTCATTTGTACAAATTGACGCATTAGTTGGTATGGTCCCGTACTCCTAGTCATAAATATACTTGCTGCGACATCATGAGCAACTTCTAATGATTTAGTAGGTTTTTGGAACCATGTTTGAGTTCTAAGTATTCTTCTTCCTTTATTAATATACCCATCTAAAGATGCATCATTCAAATCCTCCACAATAAGAGAATTTAAACCTAATACACTCATTCTATGTATTCTATTATTTTCAATTCGTATATTAACAGCCTCTAATTGCAATGCCTCTGGACTTCTTTGTTTATCTAGTTTTTTAATATTGATTTTATTTAACAATCTACGGCGTTCTTCTACGTCATCTCTATAGCCTCTATATTCCTGAAATCCTTCAATTAATTTATGGATAGTGTAACTTATTGGGATATTCCGCATTGTTAATTGAAATATATTAGATACAGCATTATTTATCCATACTTGAGGCATAGCAACAACTATACGATCCTTACCATAATTAACAACTTGTCGTAAAAAGTAATGAAGTAATCCAGCGAATCTTTTTCCATGAGCCATTCTAGGATGCTGTAAAAAGTTTATATTTCTAAGATCACTAGGTTGATATCCAAATACTTTATTAACAACATCTCTCCTAACCATAAATTTACCATTTTTAGTAAATTTATCCATATACATTCTAACTTCTTTAGGCAATCTATAGTAACGATCTGTAAATCCATTAACTGGATCTAAGAAATCAATAAATTCCTTGGGATGAGATGGAAGTCTTTCTTTCTGCTCGTGGACAAGCAATTCAACAGTTCTCTTATCATGTTTAATAGTATTAACACGATCAATATAAGAAGACTGCATATGAGCAAATACATTCTGTATTTCTACATCAGGATTCAGTAATTTTTTACGTGTATTATGATTCATAATTACACGAAAATCGGTTATTTTATTTTTATCATCATAAACAGGACGGAGCTGTAAATCCGGATTACGAGATTGTCCTTTGGTTCTTTTAGTCTCTTCAGCAATAACATCTTTAATTGCTTTCCTAATAGCTTGCATATTAGGCGCACCAGAGGATAATTGATATTTAGGATCTTCTGCTAATATATCTGTAAGAGTAGTTCCAATATTTCGTTTATTAGTCGTAGACATAATAGCTGATACATATGGAACAGGAGGATTATTAGTACCCACATATAAAGTATCGTTAATTCTAGATACTCCTGGTATTTCTTTTAATGCAAAATCATTTGGTAACCCTTCTTTA